GCGGTATAACTGGCTTTGTTCTCAATATCTCCAGCAGCGACAACAAGCGTAGTACCAGTTTTTACAGCTGTTGAACCGCCATCTTTATACCATTTTATCGTGCCCAAATCAGCAAGTGCGGTGCCAGTTATTTCTAACGGGCCCTTATATACATGAGCCGATAAAGTTGTCGCTATTTGTGTATTTTTGAATATTGTGCCGCCGCTTGACTCAATCATTAAAAGTAATGCGTCTTCCCCTGCGTCACCTTTTGCACCATCCTCGGCACTTCTAGACACGCTGTAAGCTGTAGTCGTTTTGTTATCAGAATATTCCACATAAGTTTTTGTCCATAGGAACTGTCCAGCAGGTGCTTCAGGAATAGTCGCAGGGTTTGGCGTACTCCAACCTGTAGTTGGTGGCGTTTTGCCTTGCGTATCTACTTTATAAGAGACTTCTGTTGTCGTGACGGTGACACTTGTCCCCGCAGCGCCATCCTTGGCACTTCTAGACACACTGTAAGATGTAGTTTCCTTGTTATCGGAATATTTTACATAAGTCTTTGTCCATAGAAAGTTATTTGCAGGCACAGACGGGATAGTCGAACTCCAAGTGCCGGTTGGAGCAGTTGTGCCATTAGAAGATGATTGATAAGTAACTTCTGTTGTTGTGATTGTGACGCTTGTACCATCTTTGCCATCTTCGCCATCAGTTCCATCAGTTCCCTTAAATGCGATAGAATAGCTAAACACCTTATAAATTGTTATGCTGTCGTTTACTTGAACAGGAATGTTTATCACTCCGCCAGATGTTAAGCTCGATGTTGCTGTAATTGTGATAATCGGTTCTGTTCCCGTTCCTACCGCCGCAGTTATTCCTGACGGCAAGGCGGCTCCCTCAGCTCCAGTTATCGTGCCTATAGTACAACCGATTGCAGTATTACCCCGATACGCTGATACTTGCGTAGCTATTGATTGTGTGCCATTTACTTTATTTTCCGAACCTATAAAGGTGTGTGAGTCACTTGACAAATTGATTGTGTAACCGTCGGTTAAATCGATTAAATCAATTTGATTTGTTGCTTTTACTGCCATTATTATACTCCTCTAAATTAATAAATCACATCTAAATGTTGATTTTGTGTCTACATCATTTGCACTTATATTTAGCATAAAATTATCACTAGCCAATCTGACATCTCCATCCGATAAAGGAGTAAAATTTAACTCCCCATACTTCTTTTCACTCCACTGTAATCGTGCATCATTTCCATATTTGCTTTTAAGCTGTGTTAACGAAACAATTTGTTGACCTCCTGTTATCACTGTTACAACTAACGTTGTCGCTAGCCCTGCATTTTTGAATATATTACCGTTTACACTTTCAATAAATACAGTTGTCGCATCCTCGCCTGCAGGACCAGGTGTCAGCTCAATATCCTCAATCTGATCATGTAAATTATCGACCTCATCATCAAGCGACCTGCCCGACGATAGATTGATCCAGTCAGCGTTAATCCCTACCGTTGAGATCAACCGCATTACCATGTTTCCTTGCTGATCAAAGCCGTATTGCCAAACAGGAGCACCATCATTCCAGCCGTTGTTTGTCCAAGCATAACCACTTGCTGTTTGAGTGTAGATGGTTGTGCTATCTTCTAAGTAAGGGTGATCGTGCATATAATGCAAGAACGATCCATCTTCTTGCTCAATGCTAGTGTTGTACAAGCCTGCTGAATTACTTATTAGCTCATTCATAGCAATGATGGCTTGCGTCCTATCATCTAAGCGTTTATTTTGCTCAGCGAAGGCGCTCCTTATAATCAAGGATTCTCGTTTTGTCAGTGGATTTGTGGCAGCCCAACCTTTCCTCAGTGCTGATTCACCCACGGATTCGATACTCGTGTTTCGGTTAAGAGCGAACGTCACCTCAGTTATAAGGCTGAAATGCTCATTTCCATCTTTATCTATAAAAACGACAGGGTCTGTAGGATACAAATGAGGCGAGCTGTGGATTACGGCACTAAAAGGCGTGTAGGTAAAGCCACCTAGCTTAGCAAACAGTGCGTCAGCTACGCTTTGTTCGCCATTTCGTATCAGCTCATTGCCTTCAATCGAAAAGGCGTATTCCTCATCACCTGCCAAATACTTGTTATCTTCGTCAGATACGATTTGAACGCCACTTATCGTAATGGCGTTTTCTGCCAAGTCACTACTGAATCTATCAGCTAAGCCTATCTCTGTGACAGGCTGAAGCTGCCCTGTATCGTAAAACTCAAACTGTAAGCGCCCATCATGATTTATGTAGGCGCATCTGCCCGTTAGCTCAGCTATCCACGACACTATCTGCCTGTAGGTCAAATCATCGCTCTCAGGAGCGACTGTAACCATGTAGGAGCCGTTTGGTTGAGAGCTGAATGATACGTCTGTGCTGAGATTGCAAATGCTGCAAACTTGAAGCAGGAGGTTTCCAAGGCTAGATGGAAATACGAGCAAATCTTTGTCTACTGCCTTGTCCAATAAAACCATTCGGTCTAAAGCTACAAGGTTTATTGTTTCTAGCATTCTAGGAGCTTCGTCAACAGTAAAATATCCCATAGGTATACTGTAAATGGGCGAATCTTCTACGGTGACATCACGTATCTTAATGACAACGTGCATATCGGCGCCTTCAAAAATGACACCGTTAAACTTGCCGTCAGAGTTATCAAGGCTAAGCGTAAGCTCAGCGGCTACAGCACTACCTATGCCTATGCTGCCGCCTACCGAACAATAACGGTTAATGCTCAAGCCGCCAGAACGAATATCCTCATCGGTTATAACTATGGTGTCGTTGACCGTTTCACAGGTAATCTCAGCCATCTGGACATGATGGGTTTCTCTATTGTGGAACAGTGCTAATGCTTCATTGCTAATCGGGTACATCGCTTATCCTTCCCGCTTAACTAGATTAAACGAAATATTCTCCCATAAGCCTAACGTTGCGTTGTACATAGGCGCTGAGCGGTTGCCCACGTAAAACTCTGCTGTGACATAAGCGCCTTCTTGGGCGTCAAGGTATTCAACCATGATGTACTCAGGATTAAAGGCTTGCAAAATAGCCGAAGCCGTGCTTATGGATAGGTAATTCCAACTAAGCTCTATACCCTTGACTTGCCCTACACGCTTTTTGTGCATCACGATATCTTCCGTACGCCCTGCGTCAGGAGCGGATACATCTTCCAACTTCCACACATAAGATGACGGAACGGCAGCTATAGCCGTTCCATCGACTTTTCTAATAGGGTTATCCGCCATTGCGTCACCTCATCTCAGCTTGCCTATTACTCTACCTCTGGCAGATCGGTAGCTATACTCATCAAAATAGACAAGATCCCTGCCAGCACTGATGCGGACACAGTCGCCAGCCAATTAACCTCAGATATCACCGCTGCCGCACCGATTGTAGCTACTGCGGTCTGTGCTACTGTCCTCGCCGCCCTAATAAGGGCCGCTTTCATAAAATCCTTAAAACATAATTTTATTTGTTTCATAATTCATCCTCTCTTTCTATAATAATTGGCTCAACAAAAACCCTACGACACCTGCTATCACAAGCTGTACTATTTGCATTGCGACGGTTTCCCAACGCTTGCCCGGCTTCAGCTCCAGATCGCTTATTTTTTGATCCAGCTTGGCGCTATTATCTGTCAGCGTTTTTAATTGTTCCGCCATTTTAGCCGTGCTGATCGCAAGATTTTTAACGCTATCGTTCAGTGAGATCAACTCGTCCAGCCTTTTGTGAGCGGATTTGGCAGACTCCTCAACCGCTGAAATCCTTTGCTCGTGCCCGATGCACATTGCCTTTTCCTCTGCCATTCTCTTATCTCGCGCTTTCTACATAGTCCGTGCTGATCCAGCCGTCTTGATCCGCCAGCTTGCCCCAGCCACTCTGTTCCTCTGATATTTCTACAACAGCCCCAAAATTCAGAGCGCCGATTTTCTTGCCGTTCGGTTTGTCGCGGATGTTCAAACCTTGTTTTGTCGTGACCTTGACCGTCCTTGCAGTCGTGGTTGCTCTGTCCTCAGCTGTGACGAGGAAAGGCACGATGCCATTGTCCTTGAAGTATGTCAGATTTGACAGATCAGCCAACATTTTATCAGCGTAGGCTTTATTCTTAAAAGCGCCTACCTGCACCCGATACAACACGTCTGTAGCAGGTGTGGGTTCTGGTTTAGGCTCAGGCTTGCCGCTAAACTCCTTGACGTATGCAGCCACTTTGGCCACAAACTTATCCCAATGAGGCAAGATGTAATAGGGGCAGTTTTTACGTGCGCCGTTAACGATCTTGTTAGGTAATCCCATCCAATAGTTATGCGTGCGTAAGGCTGCAGTGGTAAGACCTAGCTCTATAAGCACTGTAGCGGCTAATCTAGCGCCGTTGTCCTCAGCTTTAGCACCTATGATCTCAATACCGATAGACTGCGTGTTGCCCTGTTCACCTGCGTGCCAAGCCACACGGTCATGCTCTATGAGCTGCCATGCCTCGACCTCATCCACATAATAATGAGGACGCACCGTGCCCATGTTGTCGTTGGGATATGTAGCACGTGAGTATTGTTCAGCCATTGTGGTTCCTTTGGCCTGGTTGATGGCGCCCGTGTTGTGGATTGTCACGTACTTAGGGGACAGCTTGCGCTGATCTCTAAAGTAATTCCCATTCTTGCGCTTGGCGTTAAGCGGTATGATCTTGCGTTTAATCGTCAAGCCGTTAATCTTATCTGTTTTGTCTGGTGTCAGAAAATTACTCATTCTCTTTCATCTCCGTTCTATACCCCTAGAGGCACTACTGTTCGCCCTTCTCTTCTGTTCTGCCGCTCAAGACCCGATACTATATCGCCTGTTGTAAC